TATACTATGCTCAACCTACATTTATCTCTACTACAACTTCTAGTAACTTGTATTTAGCATATTATCCAGACGCTTTACTTTACGCAACATTAGCAGAAGCAGAACCGTATTTAATCAATGATGCTAGAATAACTACTTGGTCTGCTCTTTATGATAGAGCAATAGCTAACATTAAGAAAAGCGATTTGGGACAAACTTATGCTTATACTACATTGAGTGTAACTCCAAGATAACTGTGAACGAAGAACAAAGAATTAAGAAAAGATTAAATCAAAAACGATATGCTGAAAAGCATAAAGATAAGGTTAAGTCTGCAATTAAGAAATGGAATGATGCTCATAAAGATAAGTTAAATGAAGCATCTAAAAGTTATTACCATAGAAATAAAAATAATCCTGAGTTTCAAGAAAACAATAGATTAAAAATGAAACAATGGTCATTGAAATACCCAGAAAAAGTATTAGAACAATCTGCTAGAAAAAGGGCAACAAAGTTATTAAGAATGCCTGTATGGTCTAATAGAGCAGAAATTAAAAGAATATATGAAGTAGCACAACGCAAAAGTAACATTGAAGGAAGAAAATATCATGTTGACCACATTATTCCTTTAAGAGGTAAATTAGTATCTGGACTTCATATACCATCTAATTTGCAAGTAATATTAGAGTCAGAAAATTTAGCAAAAAGTAATCAATTTATACAGGAGTAATAACCATGGCAGAGATGTCGAATTTTTTGGAAAATGCGTTAATCAACGCTACATTACGTAACACAACATATACATCCGTAGCAACAGTTTATGTATCACTATGGACTTCAGACCCTACAGACGCAGGTAGTGGTACAGAAGTATCTGGTGGTTCATATGCTAGAACAGCAGTCACTATGGGCGCACCTTCTAACGGTGTATCACTAAACTCTGCTGACGTTACATTCCCAACAGCAACAGCTTCATGGGGTGTAGTAGGTTGGATTGGTATTAATGATGCCTCAACAACAGGTAACTTACTTTACCATTCACCTTTAGATACATCTAAAACTATTGACTCTGGTGATATCTTTAAGATTTCAACAGGCAACCTTTCAGTTACATTAGCGTAAGGATAACTTATGGCTCTCGTAGTCAAAGACAGAGTACAGGAAACAAGTACTACTACAGGCACAGGCACTATTACGCTTGCTGGTGCAGTATCTGGCTTTCAATCTTTCTCTGCAATAGGTAACGGTAATACTACTTACTACGCTATTGTAGGTGGAACAGAATGGGAAGTAGGTCTAGGTACTTACACATCTTCAGGTACTACTTTATCTCGTGATACTGTATTAGCATCTTCTACAGGTTCTAAAGTATCATTTAGTGCAGGTACAAAGAATGTATTTGTGACTTATCCTGCATCAGACTCTGTATATCAAGACGCTAACAATGATGCTTATGCTCCACAGTTTGCTGCATCTAACGGACTTAATGTTAATAACGGAACTATAGGTGCATCTTATACATTCCCTACAGGATATAACTCTGTAGAAGCTGGTGATGTTACTATTTCTGGTGGTGTAACAGTTACAGTTCCTTCTACGTCAAGATGGGTGATAGTATAATGTCAAGTATAATTCGTGCAACCACAACAAGTGGATTACAAATATCTCCAGATAATAGCGGAAGTTTACAATTTCAAACTAACGGAACTACTGCAGCAGTCACCATAGATACATCACAGAATTTACAATTTAACTCTGGATATGGTTCTGTAGCAACAGCATACGGATGTCGTGCTTGGGTAAACTTTAACGGAACAGGTACAGTAGCAATTAGAGCTAGTGCCAATGTAACAAGTATTACGGATAATGGAACAGGTGATTACACAGTAAATTTTACTACAGCTATGCCTGATGCTAATTATGCTCCTGCTATAGCAACGCAACGAAATGGTATTAATAGTGCTGTTTGGGGTGGTGTAAAATATGATAGTACTATGGCAACTTCAAATGTACGTATTGCTACAGTTGATGTTAGCCCTACATCTCAAGACCCAGTTGGCGTTTTTGTTTCAATATTTAGATAAGAGATAATTATGAACAAAAGAATTGTATATCAAAATGACGAAGGTGGAATTAGCATTATAGTTCCAGCAGATTGTGGTTTAACTGTAGAAGAAATTGCTGCTAAAGATGTTCCAGCTGGCAAAGCATATAACATTGTAGACGTATCTGAAATACCAACAGATAGAACATTTAGGAACGCATGGACATGGCAATAATTATTGACATAAATAAAGCTAAAAACATTACTAAAGACAGACTTCGTGCTGAACGTAAACCTTTACTAGAGGCTCAAGATGTAGCATTTCAACGTGCCTTAGAGTCTAACGCAGACACATCTGCTATTGTTGCAGATAAACAAAGACTTCGTGATATTACTACATTGGTAGATACAGCAAATACAGTAGAAGAACTAAAAGCATTGGAGGCTAAATAATGGCTAACCTTATACTTAACGGTTCTACATCTGGTAGCGTTACATTATCTTCTCCAGCAGTATCAGGCACAACTACGCTAACATTGCCTACTACAAGTGGGACTGTGCTTACAAGTGCAAGCAATACAGGATTTCCTGCAGGAAGTGTGTTGCAAGTAGTAAGTGCTACAACCACTACAACTACAACGACAACATCTACATCTTATGTAGACACAGCCCTGTCTGCATCAATTACACCATCAAGTTCTAGTAATAAAGTTCTTGTAATTGTTACAGGAAATTTACAAGTAAATGACCTTGGAAATGTATATGGAGATGGATTTGCTAATATTACAAGAAGCTCAACAGAGCTGACAGTAACTAGAATAGCAATTAATTTTGGTTCAACTGCTTGGAATGACTACATTAGTAGCGTTCCTTTATCATATTTAGATAGCCCATCAACAACATCATCTACTACATATAAAGTTAGAATTGCTACATCAAATTCATCAGTAGTTTATCCAGGTGGAGGAAGTAATTCAGCAGCAACAATTACACTTATGGAGATAAAAGGATAATGGATAAAAATTTAGCTATATACAAACTTTATCCTAACATAGTTACTATTCGTGGTGACATAACATACGATAAAGACGAGCAAGAAGTTACCTACGATAACAATGCTGTAGAAGCTCTAGTAGCATCTGAAGCGTATAAAGATAAACGTGCAACAGAATACCCATCATTTACAGACTACCTAGACGGTATTGTCAAGGGTGATAACGCACAAGTACAAGCCTACATAGACGCTTGTCTAGCAGTTAAAGCTAAATATCCTAAAGGAACAGTATAATGCCTGTAAATATTTCTGGTACAAATGGCATAACTAATGCTACATGGACAACAGGTACAAGACCGTCTGCTCCTGTTGCAGGTCAACAAGGATATAATACATCATTAGGTTCATTTGAATTTTATAATGGATCATCTTGGATTACTATCCAATCATCAGTTGGATATGCAGCATCATATCTTGTTATAGCTGGTGGCGGAGGCGGAGGTAATACAGGTGGTGGCGGAGGTGGAGCTGGAGGATATAGAAATTCATACGCAACTGAAACTTCAGGTGGAAATGGAAGTACAGAAGCAAAATTCACTTTTACAGCTGGAACAGTTTATACAATTACTGTTGGTGCTGGAGGTAGTTCTGGTTCTAACGCAAGTAATTCTTCAATTTCAGGTTCTAATATTTCAACCATTACATCTGTTGGTGGGGGTTCTGGTGTCGCAGCAAATAGCAATTCTGCTGGTTCAGGTGGGTCAGGTGCTGGCGGTGCTAGAGCATCTGGATTTACATCTATTGGTGGCTCTGGAACAGCAAATCAAGGTTTTGGTGGTGGTAATGGTAATTCTAGCTATAATTATCCAGCTGGTGGTGGTGGCGGTGCATCTGCTGCTGGTACAGCAGGTTCAGGTACACAAAGTGGTAGCGGAGGAAATGGTCTTGCTAGCAGTATAACTGGTTCATCTGTTACAAGGGCAGGTGGCGGTGGAGGTTGTGGTGCATCAGGACTTACAGCAGGTTCTGGAGGAACAGGTGGTGGCGGTAATGGTAGTGCTTCAACAAATGGAAGTGCAGGTACAGCTAATACAGGTGGCGGTGGCGGTGGAGCTATAGAAAATGGTTCAGCAATTGGTGGTAGTGGAGGTTCAGGAATAGTTATACTCCGTATGCTAACTGCAAATTATTCAGGCACAACTACTGGTAGTCCAACAGTTACAACATCTGGCTCAGATACAATATTACAATTTACATCATCTGGCACATATACAGCATAAGGAAAAACTATGTCACATTTCGCAAAAGTAACAGACGGTAAAGTAACACAAGTTATCGTTGCAGAACAAGAATTTTTTGATACATTTGTAGATTCAAGTCCAGGCACTTGGATTCAAACATCTTATAACACACATGGGAATCAACATCCTAATGGCACACCATTAAGAGGTAATTACGCTGGTATTGGTTATACATACGACTCTGTTAATGACGTATTTTATGCACCACAACCATTTCCATCATGGACATTAAATAATACAACATGGTTATGGAAAGCACCTGTAGCATATCCTACAGACGGTAAAGTTTATAAATGGAATGAATCTATTACTAACTGGGAAGAAATAACAGTATAAGGAGCAATAAATGTTTGGAATATGTAGTTTTTCCCAAGCTCCTTTTAGCTCATTATCAGGTAGAACATTAGAAGCATCTGCAGCAATAACAGCAGACGCAACAGTAAGTGCATCAGGAACACGATTTAGAACATCTGCAGCAAGTATTACAGCTACTGCAACAGTTACAGTTACTACAAGTGGTGCGTTAGTATTTGGTAGTGCAGTTATAAACGGATTTGCAAGTTTATCTGCATTAGCTACAAGAACACAATTTGGTAGTGGTGCAATATTAGGAACAGCTACAGTATCTGCTACTGGTGGCTCTATAGCACTATCTTCAGCAAGTATCACAGCAACAGGCACAGTAAGAGCATTAGGTTCATTAGTACAGTCTGGCATTGCTTCTATTACAGCCAATGCTATAGTTACAGCTAATGGCTTCCGTATACTATCAGCAACAGGTTCTATTACAGGAATTGCTACAGTATCAGCACTTGGTGGTTTAATAAATTCAGGTAATGCAAGAGTAAATGGTTTTGCCACAGTAAATGCAAGTGCTAAAGCTATATGGTCAGGCTTTGCTTATGTAGAAGGCGTAGGAACAGTTACTGCTAAAGGTACAAGACAAGGTGAAGGATGGACACCTATTACTCCAGGTGCAGAAACATGGACAACAGTTACAGCAGGAACAGAAACTTGGACTGATATATCTCCAAGTACAGACATTTGGTTACGACAAGGATAAAAGATGGCAAAGACAAAAATTAGTGAATATTCAGCAACCCCAGCCGACAAT